CTTTCTGCACTAGGTTGTAATGCAAACGTAGGAGTAGCTTGAACTGAACCAGCCATAATTTTTAATTTTTAAATTGTTATTAATTACTTTTTTTTATACTTCTAATCTTTAAACCTCGACCTGAATCTTGATTTAATGATCTTACTTTGAAGCCAGATTTTGTAGTAACTTGTGGGGTAGTCCTTACATCCATATTTATATTTTTTGTTTTTTTGGATATATTTTCTACCGCATCCGCTTTGCCTTGCTCATAAAAGAACTTAGCATACTTGTCTGGATTCATTGCCATAGATAAAGCCCTATGATACTGAGAAGTGTTTTTAACCAATCCTTTATCGTCAACATATCTTCCAATAAAATTTTCAATAGTTGATTGATTATTTTTAACATCTTCTACAGACCCAGGTAAATAAGAAATTTTTTTCTCGTTAATAACAAACTCAAAACCTTTGAAATCTTTATTAAAGACTTTATTAGTTTCTTTTTTAAACCACTGTAGCTTCTGCGCTGCATCTTTCTCATAAGCAGCATTTTCCTCTATGTACTTTCTATATGCTTCGACTTCCTTTTTATTGCTTTCAGAAACAGCTTCTCTTGACTCAAGAGGAAGTTTGTATTTTTCTTTCTGCTCCTTAAAGTATTTCTTAGCTTTAGATAGTTCTCTTTTTTTTGCTAATTGTTTTTTCTTTTTTTCTTTGTCATCATCTAAGTCTTCATCGAAACCAAATTTGTCATCCATTAGATACTTAATATCTTCTGAATCTAATCCTTCTTCGGTTGCAGAATAATAACTAGCAATTAAAGAATCAGGATTCATTGAATCATAATCTTGCTGTAACCTAACAAAATCATCAATCCCTCTTCCTGTTTCTTTTTTATAATCAAAGTAAGCTTTGACATCCTCTGGTAATTCTTCGGATGCATTTCGCTTTACTATGAAGTCGTCTAGCGAATTTACTTCTTCGCCATACTTGTTTTCAATATATGAAAGAACGTCACTTTCAGACATTTCCGCCGTAGATTCACTAGGTGATTCTACAACAGGTTCTTCAATTTTTTCTTCAACTACTTCTTCTTGCTTGGGTTCTTCTTGTGATTCTTCCTGCAAGTTTACACGTTGAACTTCTTCGCTTGGACTTGTTTTCTCGAGGGATTCTTGCTGAGCCTCATGCTTCTCAAGTAGTTGTTTTTCTATTTCCTGTGTTGATTTAGATTCCATTTCACCTAAATCTCTTACTTTTATTTCCATTTGATTTAATTTTTACAAAGTTAAACAATAATTCTAAATATATTTAAGATGTTTTATATGAGTATAAAGGTCTGCACCTAATTTTTCCCCTACTGTTTTATCAGATTCATAATGCACCCTTGCAACTATCCTACTATTGGATATGTTTTCAGCAGCTTTATCAAATTCTTTTTTTAAATGAGGGTATATATCTGTCAATGCCAATGCCACTAATTTTGATTGCGCTGAATGACCTGATGGGAATGATGGCGTTTGTGCGCTTTTCATCTTTAAATAATCTAAGTCAATCTTAAATTTTTTTGCATTTACATTTGGCCTTAACCTATTATGATAATTTTTTATTTTTTTAATTACAGGCTCAGACTCGTCTATCAATTTTTCTACAACTTTGTAGGGAAAGGATTCTATTCGATGTGAAAAAATATTCTGAAACACATTATTTATATCATCATATTTAAATGGCAAAACTTTATTTAATGGCATTAGTTTTAGTTTTTTTATTTCACCCAGTGTCCGTAAGGAGTTGTCTTTAGGAAAAGAAATCTGTTTGTATTTTTCAATATTAAAATTATCAAACATTATCTGGGCTCAAATTCTGCTAAGTCAAATCCATCTAGCGTATCCTCATTTGATTCAAAACTAATTGGTGGTAAATTATTTTTTCTTTGCTGAATTAATTGTGACTGTTCAGTGTTGGCTTGACTAATTCTTTTATTTTTAGCTTTCTCTCTTTCTTTTTCTCTTTTATCGACAGCTTGCTCTTCTCTTCCTTTTAGTTGCATATTAAAGTCAAACTCCACTTGCATCAACTCACGTTTCAACATTGCTTCGTTTTTCAACTTCTCTATATCAAATGCCACCTCAGCCTGTTTTGCTTGCATTTGAACCTGACCTTCCATTTGAATCCTTCTCATTTCTTGCTCCGCCTGCATTTGTTGTACTTGCATTTTTGTTTGAGCGTCCATTTGTTTTTGAGTCATCGCAAATTGCTGATCCTTCTCTTGCTTCTTTTGTCTCTTTACTTTTAGTAACTGATTGGCTAGCTTTATGTTTTTTAATTCCCTTATGTCAATTGCGTCTTCTAAATTGATGTCATTTTTAGATAAAGCCATTTGAATGTTTTGCTCCAACTGTGCTTTCTCTTCCTCGTCAGGAGCAACTTCTATAAAAATACCGAAGTCATATATATACAGATCATTTATTTCTTCAAGTATTCCTACATTGTATTTACCTATCTGCATTTTAAATTCTTCCTTGAATTCTGCGTACTGTAAAATATCTGCAACTCTTATGGATAAAGCTTCTGCAAGCGTTTGTGTTATATATAGGCTACCCTGGAGTATATGTCTTGTAGCCGTATTTGAATTTAACGCAGCTAATTTTTGAACACCAACTAGCGCATATGGATCTGGTTTTGTTCCGTCTCTAGCTTCATTCAAGCCAGTTACGCCTCTTAGCATATCCATGTAGTGATTATAAGTTCCAACCAGGCTATTTATTTTCCCTTGACCACTGCTTGATGTTAATTGTTGTATTGGTACCCTAGCGTTATTAAATTCTCCATCCTGAGTGTAACTTCTACCAATTACAGAACCTGTTTGAAAGTATAGCCTTAAAGCATCCTGTGGATTGTACGCGTTACCCGTGCCAAGATCAACTTCATTTAATCCATCCGCATCAATGAACACTCCATCAGGTACAGTTCTAGCGATTACTTGCTGAAGCTTTAAGTGCGTCATTTGTATTAAATCTGCAAACGTAATCATACGTCTTACTAATGATTCAATAACACCTTTATACATTCTTGGTGCGCAAGCAACATAATTGGGCATAGCGTGCTGTGAAGCTGACTGAGGTCTAACCATGTTTTCCATTTTCTTCCACTGCAGGATAATATTTGTTCCCATTACCATCACCCCTTCATACCATACATCTATTTTCTTTTCGACTTTTTCAAAGTTTCCCTCCTCCATCATTTCTTCTGGCGGATTGAATTGATCATCTTTTTCTATTACCCTTGCACCACCACCGTCTAATTTTTTCTTTTTATATACTATTGAGTTTGTAGTTTTGTAGTTAAAATAAAGCAACGTAGCCGTGTCTCTATAAAACATACTGTTTTCATAAAACTGAGCAACATTATAATAATCGTACCATGCTTGGCTATATTTAGCAACCTCTTCTAATTCTTCATTAGTTATAGTGGGGTCTATTTTAGGCAGCTCTGTCATAGGTACTGTTTTGATTTCACCCCAATAAAAACAATCTTTAAAATAAGGATCTTCAGTATAACTGTAAACTACATTAGCGGGATCTACATAATCTATCTTTACACCCTCACCTGGCAAAAAATATTGTTTTGTTATTCCAATACCTAACACAGTCATATCATAGTCTACCCTTCTTCTAATATGAGAGTAATGATTTTTCTCAAACAAAGTATTGATGGCTTCTTCTTCTGCGATTTCAATACCGGGTTTGTAGTTAAGCTGCATATATAAAGCCAGCTCTTCATCATTATTTGGTAGCTCATCTGGATCCGTGGCAAATGGGTTTACGCCAAATCCTTTTTGTATTTGAGATAGTATTGGTTTTGCAACCATGTCTGACTCTATCATGTCTTGGAATGAAGATCTTTTTTCTGCCGACAAAGCATCTTGCGCATACGCCTGTACTTTAAATAATCTATCTGACATTCCATTGACAACTATGTCTACAAATTTTGGAATTATAGGCACAGGAGTCCAGTCTAAGTTTAAGTAACTTAAATCTCCATCAATTGCTAATTCATTTTTATATTTCTGAACCGACTGTTCGCCTCTGGCATAAAGCCTTAGCCTATGGTAGTCTCTCCACTGAGAATAAAATCTACAAGTGCTACTATCTTTACGAAACCATTCGTACTGAATTGCTTGTCCAATTTGCAATCCATACTCTACGGTGTCTTTTTCACTATCAGAAACAAATAAATCCGGAAACCCTACTGGGTTTATATCAATTTTAACATCTACCATTAATTGCGTATTTCGCTATATAATCCTTTATTATTATACCTTGCAAAGTTAATCTTTATTTTTGACTCTTTTTTTTGTGGTGTATATAAGTGCTTTTGATTAGCCATGATAGCTAAGCCGGAACTAATAGTAGCATCAAACTTAGTTCTATTGTTGATGTTAAATCTTGCCCAGTCTTCCAGGGTTCTATTAAAATACATAGATCCCATGTCTAATTTATCTCTAAAAGCCCCCTCCATATCTACGCCTACATATTTTTCTATATAACTTTCAATAGCACTTGCATGCGATTGCTTTACTTCTTCAGAAGAATTAGGAATTCCCCCTATTTCTTTTTCAGACTTGGATAGTTTGTTGTAAATTTTATCCGGTCTGTTCAAGCAATATTTTCTATAACCTCTATTTTTAAAATGATACAACAATCTAGGTTTATTATTTTCAATTAATATTGGCATTCCATAAAACACACAGGCCATCAATACATCTTCAAAAAACAGCTCTGCTGTTTGTGGTCTTGCCACATATTCTAAAAAAAATTCATTACTAGGAGCGTTGTCCATATTAAATTTTGTTAAACCATGAAGTGCCCCGTTAGAGCCACCACCACCAACAGTTCCTGATATGTCATACGAGTCACACCCAAAGCTACCTAAATGTTCGTTCCCAGGCAAATATTTACCATTCTGATTTACCCTGCAATTTTGTAAGTTTTTTTCTGGTAGCCATGAAATTAAAAACCTACCTCTATTGTCTGGAGACCAAATCACTTTAGAATCTTTGATGCCGTCTTTCCAACTGAACCTGCCTCTTGTTAGATAGTGTTCTTTAATTAAAGAATCATTGTAATCAATCTGTTGATATATTTTAGTTAAATTAAACAATGACTGTTTACTTTCGTCTCTAAAAGCGTGTGAGTCTGTTCTAGGAAACTGCCTGTAAAATTCATTTAAAACGTCGGCATCTTTCTTTAAAGAATCTACTTCGTTTTCCCAGTAATTTATTGCGCCTTGATATATCATCTCACCGTCAGACCCCTCAACTTCTTTAGCGGGTGTGTGAAAAACAGGCATGCCATACTTATCTATATAACCTTCAAAATTCCATTCCATAGGTATAAATAAGTTATACAACCCGCTTTTAGTTTGACCGTTTTGATTTCTGTTTTTTACATCAGAATCATAAAATAACTTTTTAAAATTTTCACCCCCTTTATCTAAAGCATTTGAGGTAGACCCCATCATACATTTTCCAATCACCCTACTACCTAATCGCAAACATGTCTTTGTAACATTCCAGTTATTTATAATGTTATCTGGCTTTAGCCATTTTCCAGATTCATCATGAATTAATAGTTTTAGTTTTTCTCCATCATAACTATTGTCCGCTGTGTTCTTCCAGTCTATAGTGGTATCTAATCCCTCCAGTTCTTCCTCTTCGGTTTCAAACATATTCTTTTTTGTTATCTTAGAAGCTGGCACTCTGTAAGCCAATTCTGTTTTTGGCCTATCCATACCGTCTTGTATAGGCTTGAAAAAAAAGGGATAATTATTAGAAATAGGAACTACTTTGTCAGTAAACATTTTTTTTGCATCCGATCCGGTTTTAGACAATATACCAATTCTTGCATCCTTACTGATTGTGGCCGTGTTGACAGCCTCACAAGATCCCATAAAAGAAAATCCTGAACGTCTAATTTTTAAATAACACATTCCGAAACTTCTTTTATCTGACTTACAAGCCTCCCAATATATATAAAATATTCTATTAGCCTCTCTAAATTCTGGCTTTCCTATATCTATTTTTGTCCATTGCAAGTACATATAGTGAGTCCCTGTAATGTATGTAGGAGATCCGTTGTTGTAAAACCAAAAGCCTTCGTCCCTTCTATCAAACTCACACTCTATGTAATTGACCCATTCATTTTTAAATTGAGTTGACATTTCATGCCATTGAAATATAGAATTTATTTTTGCCAATGATTTAGGATACTCAAAGGGTAGCCAGTGCTGATCACTTGTTTTTTTTGAATTTTTATGTATTGATTTGGGGGGTTTGGGAAGACCAATTAAAAGACCATTTATATTATAAATTTCACCTATAGTTCCGTCTTTGCTAATTACAACTAAATCGTGCTTTGGATTATATCCATATTGCCAGGATTTATTTTGATTCATCTTAAGCATAGACTGCTTAGATACGTGATTCTCAACTACCGTGTAAAGTCTATTTTGATTTTCTTTCTGCAAATCCTTGTCTTGATTTTTCCTCTTCTTTTTCTACTCCGTTCAGTAAATCTTTTTCTAATTCAATTCTGGTTAATATTTCAAACGCATCAAATATAGCTAGCTTTTTTGTAGCTGCAGCATTTTTTAATCTGTCTGCCGCTAACTCATCATCCTTGTCGTATTTAATTATATCTTCTTTAGCAACCTTAATTAACTGGGCTACAGCTTCTCTACCTGCGCTTATTATATCTAGCTTTAAATCTTCAGATGACTTCATAATACCATTGTTATATTATTCCAGAACATTCTGTAAAGTTTTTCTCCATTTATATAAAATGGATATTCGCATTCTGGCTCAAACACGACTTCATCATTTTCTTTAACACCAAGTTTTGTTAATATAGGGTTAGTATACTTGACAACACCCACCAATGGTTCTTCCTCTACAGGCTTCATAATTATGGATTCTCGAACTGAAACAGGTTTTATGAAACAATATTTTGAGTGAGTTTTCCACACCTCATTCTTGCAATACATATAAAACTGATCATAATCAATAAAAAACAAATCTTCTTTAAAAAAACTTCTACCGCTTTTTTCTCTGCCCTTCATGTCATAATATATTTTAAATACATTATGATGAACTAGTAAAATATCCCCCTTGGATATTTCTCCTTTGTAATTTATTGGAGGACTAACTACTTCTGCAAATCTATTGGTGGCAGTATAATCTTCTTGAGACACGCTAGTGTAAAAATCTATTTCACCTATTTTTTTTATATTATCATACCTTCTACCCTTCAAAGGTTTTACGATAAAATAGTGTGGGGATTTCATTAAAAATTAATATTATATTCTATAGATATAGGCATGTTAGAATTAAACTCTTTCCATAATAATATTTCATTTTGCCTTTCTATCCATATTTTTATTGAATCATTTCTGCTTTCGTGTTGAATTAAATGAATAGTATACGAACCGCCTAAAATTGATTGACCTACAAGATAGTGCATAGCGCTAGACTTATAGTCCGAGCCTATTGAAATCTTTCTAATATCCATTAGATTAGAAGCTTGAACCGACAGTTAACACCCTGTAGTATACATTTACATACAATACCCCTGTACCCTGTGTAGGATTGCTTCCACCAGCGTGTAAAGTCAACGCACTGTTTGGTGGATAAATTTCATTTGAATTAGGAATCTCAGGCTTGAAAGTTGCGTCTACGGCTGAGTTCATAGCGGTCGAGGAATTTGAAATTGACCCTATCGTTGCAGTATCTATTTTAATTGACAAAGATGGTGTAAAATCATAAGGGGTAGCTCCCGCATCCAGGTAACACATTATGCTTATTATATCAAGAATTTTTCCTGCTCCTGGTGCTGCAATCAGAGTTGCTGGAGAAGTAGCTAATGTTAATAAGGTTGCGCTGCTTACAGAAACATTTGCTATTACAGGAGAATCCGCAGCTAAACCTAAAAAACTTTGAACTTGTGAAAGGGTTACGGTTTTAGTTGCTAATGAATTATTTGCGTCTGTTATAATTAAATAATCGTTTCCATCCAGATTACTAATTGTAGGATATGCTGTTATATTACTTATTTTCGCCATCTTCTGGTTTGTCTTTTATTTCACCCGTTTGTAAATTAATGACTACGTTGTCTCCGTATTCTTTAATCAACTCGCCTTCAAAAGTTTTAAACTCAGCTCTTAAAGTTTCAATACCAGCTA